GTTTTAATACTTCTGTTTTATTCATAATTCCTCCTTATCCCTTAAACCGTTATACACGCCCTAAGACATACAATTTATTTACAAGCTTGTTTATATCGTCTATTGCTTAAAGACATAAAAATAAGCCTTATTTCTAAGACTTAAATATCTCTGGATTATCTTTTATAAAAGCATATAAACCTTTGCTTATTCTTCTTATCTGTTCTTCACTCAATTCAGCTTCTACAATATCATCAATACCATGTAAACATTCATGGATTATAGTACATTCTTGTTGATCTTTGCTATACAAATTTGAAATATCTATATCTCCATCATCATATTTTATTATTCCATAGCAGACTTTGTTTCCATCGACTACATTCCCATCTACAATATTAACTTTATAGGTTTTATATCCTATTTTTACCTCACTCGGTATATTCATCATTCAGTTACCTCCCAATCCTCTGTCAACATATCAACTTGACTTGGCGCCCATCCAATAGTGATACTTCCATCTGCTGCTTTCATATCAATATGGCTTTTAAATTCAACTGTTCCATCATGCCTCAATGTTTTTTCACCCAATAAGTTATTTGCAGTTTCTTGCTTTAAATTTTCAAATTGTACAATAGTTCCTGTAGTTAGATAGATAAACATTCCTTTTCCATTCCAACCTTTTCTAGCAACCTTGCCACCACTTTTTAAAACTGCTAAAGCATCCCCAAAATTTAATTGTGTTCTTTTCATAATACAAGTTCCCCCCTTATTATTTAATACCCTTAAATGCTGTTTGTAATAAGAAACCCAAATGATTCCATACTTGATTTTTAATTCTTTCTTTGCATATCTCCGCACCAATTTCTTCATTATAATTTTTAGGATCCACACATGCAGAAGATTCAACTATAGTAAATCCATTTTTAAGTGTTGCAATCACAATAGTAATTTTATCTTTCTTTGTGAATATATCATAATCAGCTATAAAATCTTGAACCATTTGTGGACCTATTGAAACCCCACTAGGTAAGTCTTTATTTTCATCAACTTTTAAATTATTCATTTCAAATTGTTCCTTAGGGCACCATGAAATATAATCATCTGAGTATTTCACCATATATCCTTCTGTTTTTGGATCTTCATTATCTGGAATTGTCCAACCCTTAAATTTATTATAATCTCCTAAATTAATTTCCTTTGCTTCTACTAATTTTGTTCCAATATACTTATTCATTATTCAATTCCTCCAATCAAATCTTTTTCAATTTCTTCAAATGAATCTCCATAGGTAAATCCAGTAATTTTAACACCATCAAAGGATTTTAAAATTAAGTTATCATTATAGGATTTCTTATAATAAGCAAATTTACTATCAAAGTTTTCATTTTCATTAATTATAATCTCAGGCTTTGGAAAACCTTGCATTTCTACTTTTATACCTACATACTTAGCACCTATATGACTTGCTTCAAAGAAACATTTTTCTAAATTTCCTATTTTCATTTATACACTCCTCCTAAATTTGAACATAAAAATAAGCCTATTAACGTATAGACTTAAACGAGATAATTGGATCACCTTAACCTTTCAATAATTTTCTACCACATTGAGGACAATATTTAACATCAATACAACCTTGGGCTAACCCATTTCTAAATAATATAATTCCAGGAATATCATTTTCTAATTGAAATATTTGTGCCTTATTAGGTTGCGTTTCTTCATTGCATGGACTTTTTACAATATCAATGGATTTGCCATATTTACCTTTACAAAATTCACATATTGACTCTTCCTTTATTTTATTCATGTGGTACCTCCTTAATTTTAGGTATAATAAAAGCACCCACTAATTTTACTTAAGTAAGTGCTTATTTATTGTTTATTTTTTTGATATAAAATCTCATCATATAATTTATATAATTTTAGACCTAAATCATTTACTGTATCTTGATTATCCATACCATGGAGAACTATCTCATCATTTATTAGTAATTGTACCTCTTGTACATCTTCATCTTTTATAGAAAAAGTTACTTCTTCATTTTCTTCTTTTAAATCCTGTAAATATTCTAAAGTATTTGATACATTATTTTTCAAAACTTCAAAAAGACTTTTTCTTAATTTAAATTTCACAAGAATCCCTCCTTATTTTTATTGTGGATTAACTTGAATTAAAAGTCCAGTATTAGGATTTATTGATACTATACATTTTTCATTAATAAATTTTATGCTATCTGGATCATTTTTTCTAGTACGTATATTACCATTTTGAATTGCATCTTTAATGTAATTAATTTCAACTCCACTTCTAGGTCTACCCGTATGAGGATCTTCTGTTGTTCCAAATACTCGTTCTATAAAATGTTTACTTTGACCTGTTATTTTAATTCCATTTGATGTAGTTAATCCTACTATTTCATTCTCTATTATATTTTTATATTTTTTATAATCGTCGAATGAATTAAAAGATGAAATTATATTATTTGATCTTGATTTTGTATAATCTTTAAATAGATTCCATTGACTAACATCATTATACTTCAATTTTTGAAAATCTTCCAATGTTTTAGGTGCTTCGTCACCTAATATTCTTTTGTATTTTTTATGTTGTCTTACATCAGATGATTTATTCTTAATCATCTTTTCATTAATAAGCCTTTCCGGATTATTTTCTATATAATTCTTATGCCATTCTTGATAACTTTGCCAATCAATATTTTGCTTAGTCTCATTATCAAATCGCATTTTAGGTTTCCAGTCCTTATTCGGTAAACTAACATAACAACACCTACAAAATGGATGTTGTGGTATTTGTACAGGCTTTTTATCTACTTCAAATACTTCTCCATCATATGGAGCACATTTATAGCATACATGACCATCTAAAGTTGCCATGTACATAACATATTCGATATCGTGATCATGCTGCCAAGCATCATTAGCACCTTCTTGAACTCTGCAGATATTATCTTGTACAAGTCTTTTTGTATTATAAGCATTGGAATTATATTTATCTTTTATAACTTTTTCAATATCATTTACATTAACATTCCCTTTTAAGAACTTTTTTACTTGGAGCTTTAAATCCTTGCAAGTTTCATTCTTATTTTCCCATAGCCTATCACTCCATAGCTTATCTTCTATTTTGGTATTAATAATATTATTCAAAGTATCATCATCAACTTGTGTGAGCTCAAAATCGGCTCCTAAGCTATAAATATAACTATTGGTGTTATACTTTTCTTTTCCAACATCTAATAATACATTCTTAGTTAACTTTGTTTCAGAGATAAGCTCAGATTTAATATTTTCAGTTATTAAATCACTTAAATCTGAATATAGTTTTTTCTTTTCGTCTGCACTTAATGATAATATACTATCTCTAATATTATATGATAACAATATTTTAGCTATTTGGGTTAATAAAATATCTCTATTTTGTTTCTGTCCCTTATATGCTTCATTTATCTTATCTTCATTTTGATCATATAACTTTTTAGCAAATTCTAAGGTTTTATCATTAAAGAATTGTTGACCTTTAGTAAGTTTCTTATCCATTTGTAGTTACCTTGTCCAAATTTACATTTGGCATTGCTGCTTCTTGCTCTTTTCTAACTTTTTCAGCTTCATTTTGTGGGTTCTCAACAAAACTCAATAATGATAATCCTGTTTCTAAAGATAATTTATCACCTAATTGTGTAATAATTTGAGCGTTAGTAGCATCATCCTGCGGTATATTAGGCGTAAATTTAATCTTAATATCTTTCCAATCATAGTTAGTTCCTTGTAATTTATTTAACCACGCAAAAAGAGCTTTTAACCTCATTTTTATGCAATCAGTTAAAGCTCTTTGATTTAATTTACATTTTTCTTCAAGAGATATAAGTCTTGATCTAAGTGCTACCCCACTTAAATTACTATGCATATGTTCATTATGATTAATATGTTGACTTATTTGATACATCTTATCCTCTAATGTGATTAAGTTTTCTTTAATAAAGCTACTGTCAAGCTTTTTAATTAACCACTCAAACTTTGAACTAGGATCAGTGCACTGCAGTATACCGCTTTTTTTCATTTTAGTAGCATCATCTTCGTCTAATTCTGCACCTGTAATTACTAAATAAGCATTTCTAAAGTCGCTTATTTCATTTGTTAGGTCGCTTAAATTAGTTTCATAAGCATCCTGTAAGCCTTTTATATCAAAATAAAGTGTATCATAAATTCCATCATCATAAATTCCATCATCAACTAAGCCGCACCAATGATGTTCTTCCAGTCCCAAACGTGCTATACCAACCGGAACAAAACCAAATATATTCTCTTGAACATCCCCTGCTTGTTCATATTCTTCACCCACTAAATAATGACTTATGTTGTTCTTAGTATAAACATCTATGTAGGTTTTATCTTCTAATCCTTTTACAACATATTCTCTACCAAAACCAACAATCTCATTATTTTCTCTAATTAAAAATCCTTCTAGTGGTGAAATTACTTTGCTTTTAAACTCTCCATCATCGTTAATATAAAACAATTCAAAAGCCCTATTAAACTTTAGCATTGTCTTCATAAGTTCAATATCATGTTGCGTAGATAGGTTCTGAAAATTTGTATCTATAATATTGGTAACCTCTTCGCTTCCACTTTTAGAAATGTAAGTAATATCATTTCCAACACTATATGAAACTTCTTCTTTGATGAATTTTTTGAGAAAATTAGTTTTTACTTTTAAGTTCGATCTACCATCAATATGTTGGTAATCTCTCATAGCGTGAGTAAAACCATTATAATAAAATTCAATTTCCAGATATCTATTTCTATTTGCTAAAAATAAGTCGTGATATCTTTGTACTAATGCGTTATCCATTATCCACCTCCTATAATCCTAATTTTCTTCTATCAAATAGAGTTATCTTTGCAATATTTTTAATTTCTTTCAATGCATTTTGTAACTCTGCAATGGCATCAATGGCATCATCATGCAGCGTGTATAATTGGCCCTGGAAGTCTTTAATTTGCTTAACTACTTCTTGGCAATCTTCACATTCTTGATTTAATATGATTTGTCCATTGTTAACAGGATCAACAACTGTGCTTATCTTTTCATCTTTATTTTGCCTTTGCATTTTATTTATAAATTCATATCTCATGGACCTCAATTTAGGATGCTTAGCAATTAACTCTTTTATCTTTGTAACATCAGCACCTTGATATGTATTTTTTTCAATTTGAATGTGTGTAATGTCTAAATGATTCTCTAGCATTGTAATTACTTCGTTGCAATAGTCATTAAACTCTAATCTCTTCATAATATAGTCACGTAAATAAGTAAATCCATTTTTGCTTTCTGAACCTACTCCAATAAAAGAAAAATCGCTTTTTTTAGTTGTAGTTGATGCAGGATCTACAATAAGCATTGTTTTAAAAAATGTATTTACTTCAATTTCTTTGCTTGTTCTAGTTGAAACTGATTTAAACCACTTTTCTCCAATAGAACTAGCATCGTTCATGAGCTCCGACATAAATGCCATACGATTTTCCCAGTATTTAACCGCTAGATCATCAAAGCAATCCCATTTTTCATTCCATAAAGTTTCAAATCTCATTTCTTCCTTATGTTCTTCATAAAATTGTTTAGCAAATTCTTTACGTTGTTCTTTTTCAAGCTTTTCATTGAAATAAATGGCCTTACATTCTAACCACAATTTACTTTCAAAGATAGTTTCTACAGTTTGCTCAGGCTCCAATATGATAGCTTTTCTTAATATAGTATAGTAATCATTATTTCTACTTAGCTTACTCATTAAGCAATCAAGGTGAAGAATAGTACCAATTGCAATTATTTTAGTTGCTGATTTTATTTTAACGCCTTTTCTATATACTGCCTTATCTCCAACCTCTTCGATTTCCTTAGTCCATTTATTATATTGTTTATCTCTTGCCATATCTGTGAGTATATTTTTTTCATCTTGGAAATCATCACCAATGAAAACTGTGGGCCTTATTTCTCCCCATTTGGAACCTCTGACAGATGTACCACTTCCAACAGTTCTAATATATGTACTATTGCCTAATTCCAACTCATTGGCATTTACAGTATATTTTTTAGTATTTATAAATTGTCCAAAGCATTTAAGTATTTTTTGATTTTCCTTGAATACTTTTTTAATACTATCTAAAAATTGTGAAGCATCAGTATCAGTTTTAGCACCTATAAGGGTATATAT